ATGGGGGTGATGAGGGGAGCGGTAAAGATACGATGTGGGCGCCGTTTATATGGGCTGTCTGCGGTAGTCACCTAAAAAATAGGGGGATTATGGACAATAACTCTATTAATAGTCAATGGGGTTATCAATTAGAGTCCGAGATATTACTCATTAACGAATTAAAAGAACCTGACGCTGCAGCTCGCAGGCAATTGGCTAACCAACTTAAGCCAATCATTGCCGCACCACCAGAGATGTTACCAATTAACCGTAAAGGATTGCACCCGTACCAAATGGCTAATAGGGTGTTCGTTTTAGCGTTTTCTAATGACCCCGTGCCGATTAGTTTAGCGTCACAAGACCGTCGATGGTTCTGCGTGTGGAGTGCGGCACCTCGTATGAATCCCGAGCGTGCCAAGTCGCTTTGGGCGTGGTATCGCAAGGGGGGATTCGAGTCGATTTCAGCGTGGTTACATCAGCGTGATGTAAGTGGGTTCAATCCATCTGCAACGCCAATGATGACAGAATTTAAAGCGAACCTGGTTGAGCATGGCATGAGTATGGCTGAAAGTTATTTGGTTGAGATGCTTAAAAACCGTACAGGGGAGTTCACAAAAGGCGTGATAGGCTCACCCTTCCATGCGTTATGCGATCGTTTAGCGGGTGCCGCGCCTAGTGGCGTAAAAGTACCTCAAGCCGCATTACTTCATGCACTAAAGGAAGCCCAATGGGTTGACTGTGGACGTTTAGCAAGTGCTGATTTTAAGAGTAAGAAACATATTTACGCTTCGCCTGAACTTGCAAGCGTTTTAAGTAAGTCAGAACTTAGGCGGGCCGTTGAGGATGTCGCACCACCTCAAATGGTTAAAATTAAGTAAAAATAAAGCCCCAATTAAGGGGCTTTTTAGTTGGTGAGTTGAAGTATTAAAGATCAAATACGGCAATCAATACGAACATTAAAACAAACACAATAAGGGCATGAATCATTTTTAAGCAAGCCTTTCTATCTCATGATATTGACTAATTCCATCGGATAAGTCTAAGCGGTCTCCAATAGTTAAATTTTCAATCATTTTTTGGTCTTCAAGTGAATAACCTGCATCTTCGGTAAAGTCACCCAAATATTGCACTTTGAAATCTTCCCACTCAAGATATTTTCCGCCATTACTCCATTTAGATAAATACGTAGCCATGTTAAATATCTCCTTCGTATGTTTCGGTTGCAGTTTTATAAATGTCTTCAATCAATGTTTTGACTATTTGCACCTTTTGGGCTTGTGTAAGGTTTTGTAAACTGATTAATGCTTGGTTATACTCGCAATAATTACGCCCTATTTTTGCCACTTCCTCAAATAGTTGAGTCATTTAAAACCCTCCTGTTCTGTAAACGTAAACAAGGGCAAGCAATGCACCAACTAAAGCCGATACAATGCCACCGATGATGTAATCCCATTTATTAGGTTGTTTCATATTTAGGCCCCTATTAAATCATTGGTTATTATTGCTGCGCTTACTTGATGAAAACCGCGCTCTAAGCGCTCGGAATCATGCCTAGATTTTTCGCTGAGGTTTAATAGCTTAGTATGATAGTAAGTAAGCGCGGAAAATGAGCTGATCCATTGATTAAAATCTTTTAGCGCTTGATTCTTGTTATTAAATCCATTGTCAAGATCAGGCCTATAAACAATATCCCCAAAAATGTCGAAAACTACAGGCCTAAAAGTTTTTAGCTTGTCATATGGATTAGTAATACTTTCAATAATCATTAAAAACAATCCATCATGTATAACTTGACAATGTAAGATCTTACAATTGAAATATCTTAAATTGAAAGTGCTATAGTAAGACGTACGACCTTCTAATGATTCTATTGCGTCAATTTTTGCACTTGAATAATGATAGTCTTTAAATACTCTCTCATTAGTTGATTGAGTCACAATGTTAATTAATTCTTTATTAGATAATAGCATCATGTTTCCTTTACTTTAGTTTAGTGAATTGATTGATTAAATACCTGCCCAAGCTTTTGCATTGTCTTCAAAACGAAATGTTTCGCATTCCCAAATACCTTGAAAGCGACGTGTAGCTTTAAAAACTGTGCCGCCTGAAATAGTTTTAATAGCCCATACAAAGCCATTGGTCGCTAATGAATATTGATTTTGCATTTTACTTTCCTTTAATTGATTGTTTGTTTACTTGCTGTTTGTTTTCTTGTGTTGCTGTACTACAGGGTTTAGGGTATCACATAAAAAACACTATTGCAACGTATTTTGTTGCATTTAAGCAAATAAAGTAAAAATAATTGTCAAATTGTCAAAAAATTGTCTCGAATTGTCATGGGTGTGACAATCAATGCGCCCAATAAAGATATAGGGTTTAAGTTGATATCGGTCAAATTGTCATCTTTTACTATATATTTAATAAGAGTAAATATTACAGTAATATGACAGTGAACGTGACCAATTAAAAATGGATGGAAATATGACGTATTTGACCCATAACTCGTCGCCCGTATTTTGCGCCAAACTGCCCTCGCATCATGCTTATATGTCAAATAGTCAAATGACAATATGACATATAAATATATGTTTAGTCGCCCTCATGCTATCAATTTAAATTGAATGACAATATGACAATTTGACTTATGATCGCTCGCGGCCTGGCGCCCGTCAGCAAAAAACTGTTTGCTTTTAGACACCCCCCCCAGGGCCACAGCCAAGAGCCTTGTGCTGACGGAGCGTTTGCAAACAATTTTTTATTTTTTTTTAAAAACCCTTAAAAAATATGCTACCATTCCAAAATGTTTGATAATTTTCAATCCTTCCCTTATGAGGTTCGCAAGCTCGAAGCAACAGAGGCGAGGTTAGAGAGGATATACCATGCATCAAAGCTAGGACTAAAAGGTGATTCTTTAGCGCTTGCATCTGGAATGTTGCCTACTGAATACCGACAACTCACCCAATTAGACCCAATTGCTGAAATGGCAGAATTGAAAGGTCGTGCAGATGGCGAGGCTGAAATGGCAAACGTGTTGCGCGATGCTGCACTTGCTGGCGACGCTAAATCCGCGCTTGAAGTCTTAAAGCATCAACATGGCTGGGTGGCTAAACAGCAGTTGTCGATTGATGTTGAGCAACGCATCTCTATCACGCAGGCACTTGAGCAAGCACAGACTAGAGTGATTGAGGGTGTATTTAAGGAAGTAGAAGCTCAACCTATGATCCACGTGAAACATAAACAAACGGCTTAAATGCAAACAACTATCTATTCGGCAGCAGATGAGCAGGAGTTAATGTCACGGCTGTGGAGTCCAGCGATTAAGGACAATCCATTGGCGTTTGTGATGTACTGCTATCCTTGGGGTGAAAAGGGTACGCCACTTGAGAACTTTACAGGCCCACGCAAGTGGCAACGTGAGATCTTGTTGGATATTGCCGAGCATATTAAACAGAATCAAGGCAAAGTAGATTTTGACGTACTGCGTGAAGCGGTGGCATCTGGTCGTGGTATTGGCAAGTCGGCGCTGGTTAGTTGGCTCGAGCATTGGATGTTGTCCACAAGGATAGGTGCGACAATTATTGTGTCGGCTAATAGTGAATCGCAGCTGCGCTCTGTCACATGGGCGGAGATTACGAAGTGGTTAAGTATGTCGATTAACAGTCATTGGTTTGAGGTCAGCGCAACTAGAGTCATGCCTGCTAAGTGGATCACAGAGTTGGTCGAGCGTGACCTGAAGAAAGGCACACGTTACTGGGGAGTTGAAGGGCGACTGTGGTCGGCTGAGAATCCTGACGCATACGCTGGGGTACACAACTACGACGGCGTGATGGTCATCTTTGACGAAGCGTCAGGTATTGATGACTCCATCTGGTCGGTGACATCGGGGTTCTTTACAGAGAACACGCCGAACAGGTTTTGGTTGGCGTTTAGCAACCCAAGACGTAATAGTGGGTACTTCTATGAGGCGTTTCATTCTAAACGTGAGTTTTGGAAAAATCGCAACATTGATGCCAGGCAGGTAGAAGGCACAGACAAGAACGTGTATGAGCAAATTATTGACGAGTACGGATCTGACTCGGTACAGGCGCACGTTGAGGTGTACGGTATGTTCCCCAACGCATCGGATGATCAGTTCATAAGTGTAAGCATCGTGGATGAAGCGATGGAACGTGAGAAGTACAAAGATGAGACTGCACCGATTATTATTGGGGTTGATCCTGCACGGTTTGGTTCAGACTCAACGGTAATAGCTGTCAGACAAGGGCGCGACGTGATTGCTATTAAACGGCACAAAGGTGACGATACAATGGAAACGGTGGGGCGTGTGATTGAGGCCATCGAGCAGTACCAACCAGCGCTGGTCAACATCGATGAAGGTGGACTGGGTGCTGGTGTAGTTGATCGGCTAAAGGAGCAACGGTACAAGATCAAGGGTGTAAACTTTGGAAACAAGGCGAAGAACGGCATGATGTACGGCAACAAGCGCGCTGAAATGTGGGGCGACATGAGGGAGTGGTTGAAATCGGCATCGATTCCGCCAGACAGATACTTGAAAAGTGATCTGATATCGCCTATGATGAAGCCTGACAGTAAAGGGTCTATTTTTTTGGAATCGAAGAAAGACATGAGAGCTAGAGGACTAGCCTCACCTGACGCTGCAGACGCTATTGCATTAACTTTTGCATTTCCTGTTGCACATCGAGAATTTAAAGGTATAATTCAGAAACATACGTATCAAAGTCAAGGCGCAATACTTAACTCTTGGATGGGATCTTGAAATGCCATTAAAAAAATCGACAAGTAAAGAAGCTTTTAGGTCTAATGTCCGTGCTGAAGTTAAGGCAGGCAAGCCTGTCAAACAGGCGGTAGCGATTGCTTATAGCGAAAAGCGTGCGGCAGCATCTTCTAAATCATCTAGCAAAATGAAAAAATAATGGCGTACGACCAAACATCCATGAACATTGTTGGCAAAGTAGCCGACACAGGCAGTAACCCAACAACGGCAGAAGATCCAAAAGATACTCTATCAGCGATGCGCGCTCGGTTTGAGATGGCGCTATCAGCATATAGCGAATCTAGGGAAGATGAACTAGATGATTTGCGGTTTATGGCTGGTTCACCTGACAACCAATGGCAATGGCCAGCGGATGTGTTAGCAACTAGAGGTTCAGTCCAAGGACAGACAATTAATGCTAGACCGTGTTTGACAATTAACAAGTTGCCACAACACGTCAGGCAAGTAACAAACGAACAAAGACAAAACCGACCCTCTGGAAAAGTGATACCAGCAGACGATAAAGCGGATGTTGAAGTAGCAGAGATATTTGATGGTATGGTACGTCATATTGAGTACATATCCGATGCAGATGTAGCATACGATACTGCGTGCGAAAACCAAGTGACATACGGCGAAGGTTATATCCGCATTTTGACTGAGTATTGCAACGATGAGTCGTTTGATCAAGATTTACGCATTGGTCGTATTCGTAACGCATTTAGTGTTTACATGGATCCAACGATTCAAGACCCATGCGGATCAGATGCTGAGTATTGTTTTATTACAGAAGATTTAACCAAAGCTGAATACGAAAGACAGTTCCCTAATGCTGCGCCAATCACATCGATGATTTCGCAAGGTGTAGGTGACTCATCATTAAGCCAATGGCTGACAGAGAATACCGTACGGATTGCCGAGTATTTTTATTACAGACATATTCCTACAAAACTAAACCTTTATCCAGGCAATATGAGTCATTATGATGGCTCACCTGAAGATAGACAGATGAAAATGATGGGGTTAAAGCCTATTAAGTCTAGGACAGTTGATGTCAAAAAAGTCATGTGGTTAAAAACCAATGGTTTT